TCTATGGCGCTCTAGGGGCTCAATAGAGGCAACCTACGCCACGTTTGACGGCATGGGTTCGGCACCACAGCAAAGCCTTACCCCGATCGTCAAGCAGCTACTTGGCATTCCTCGTCCAGCGGTTGCCTGATGTCGTACACCGACCTGTTTAATGAAGCGATTGATGATGTCACCGCAACGCTGACCGCTGTGTCTGGACTCCGTGTTGTAAACGACCCAACCAAACTTGCACCTAATTGTGTGTATTTAGATGCACCGAACTTCACCACGTTTGCTGGCAACGGTAACATTGTGCGCCTTGAGTTCCCTGTCAAAGTAATTGGGTCTGGGCCTGCAGGTCTGCCGGTGCTTCGCTCAATTTTGGGCATTGTGGCAACCGTGCTTGGCTCGTCAATCATTGTTATGGCTGGCCGTCCGTCAAGCCTTGAGATTGGTGGCGCGTTGTACCCGTGCTACGACCTTGATTGCGCTGTCCAAGCCCAGACCGCATAATCCACAACTAAGCAACACAAATCATCTACTATCAAGAAAGAACTTAAGGAGCAATCATGGCAACTAGCACGTATCTCTCTAACCCAGTCGTGTTGATCGGCGCAACTAGCGCGGCAACTACAGACATCACGGATCAGGTCTCTGCAGCGACTTTGACTGTCACCGCGGAAGCACTCGAAGACACCGCGTTCGGCTCCACGTCACGCACAATGACAGCGGGACTGTTCAGCAACTCTGTCACCTTGACGGTCTATGCCAGTTATGCAGCTTCTGAGTCTTACGCAGTTTTGTCGGCATTGCTTGGCACCAAGTGCTATATCAAAGTGTCACCAGCTGCAGGTGCCAACTCGGCAACAAACCCTGGCTTCGAATTGACTGGTACTTATTTGTCAGCAATTCCTGTAATTAATGCTTCCCTTGGTGAGCTCTCGACTTACGAGATTGAACTGCAGGGTGGCGTTTACTCAACCGACCTAACTTAATTAACGGCTCCAAGCCGACATAGGAGACACATGAAAATCAAGTTGCAGTTAAAGCGCACGACCGACAGCGCGCCTGAGTATTACTACACGAACTTGTTTGTGGTCACGGAATGGGAACGTCTAGAACGTCGCAGTATTCAACAGCTGTCAGCGTCACCGCTGTACTCAGACTATTGCTGTTGGATGCACACAATCCTAAAACTTAAAGGCGAGCAAGTTGGCGACAACTGGCGTGACTGGATTAGCAAAAACCCTGACATCGACATTCTGCCGGTACTGGATGAGACTGATCCAAACCCTACGGACGCGGCACCTACCGTCGCCAGCTAGCAGAAGTGTTGGTCGCGGTCGGTTGGTGGCCTAGCGACATAGAGTTTGACTCACGGGACTTGGTAACTGTTATTAAAGTGCTTAATGAGGCAAACAAAAAACGGAGATAACGTGGCGGAAGTATCGGCAAAGATTGAGGTCGTCGGGCTTAAAGAAGCCTTAAAGACTCTTAACAAGATTGACAAATCTTTGCGTCGTGAAATTACCAAGGACTACAAAAAGATTGTCCAGCCTGTTATTGACGATGCCAATAGGCTTGTGCCTAGCACCGTTCCGCTGTCTGGTATGGCGCGCAACTGGAACACTCGATCAGGATTCAAGATGTTGCCATGGGTACCTGGCATAAAACAAAAGATTGCTGCCAAGATCAACACGCGAAACATCAAAGAATACGGCGGAAATAAGAGCAACGTTGGCACGTTCCTTATTCAATGGCAAGGCGCGACTGGCACCATGTTTGACACGTCTATGGAAGGCCCACTAGGTAGAGCGTTGACTTCCCGTTATGGGAGCCGTTCGCGAGTAATGTGGAAAGCGTACGAGCAACGCCAAACTGATGTCATGTCCGAGATGGAGCACTTGGTTAAGCGCGTTATGGACGAAGCAAACAGAGAGACCGCGTAATGGCAATCAACATCCCGATCATCAGCGAATTTGACGGCAAAGGCGTATCTAAGGCCATCAAGCAATTCAAGCAACTTGAGACCACAGGAGAAAAAGCCCAGTTTGCGATCAAGAAGGCTGCCGTCCCTGCAGCTGCCGCGCTTGCTGGTTTGGCTGTTGCCTTGGGTGATGCCACACGCGCTGCGATGGAAGATCAGCAGGAGCAGGCGGCGTTAGCGCTTACTTTGCAGAATGTGACTGGCGCTGGCGCTGCACAAACCGCACAGGTAGAGAAGCAAATCAGCGCAATGAGTCGAGCGTCTGGCGTTGCTGACACCGAATATCGCAAAGCATTAGAAGCTCTTGTGCGCGGTACCAAAGATGTTGGCATTGCCATGAATGACATGAACCTTGTCATGGATATCAGTACCGCTACAGGCATGGATTCTGCCAGCGTCGCTGACGCGCTTGCTAAGGCCTATCAGGGCAACTTTAAGGCGCTCCGATCATTAAGCCCAGAGATGTCAACCATGATCAAAGAAGGCGCAAGCCTGAACGAAGTCATGGACGTGCTCGGTGGAACTTTTGGCGGTGCCACAGCAAAGAACGCTGAGACCGCTGCCGGCAAGATGGCAATTCTCAAAAACTCCATTGGCGAAACTAAAGAGTCAATCGGCGCTGCCCTGTTGCCTGTGCTCGAGGCTGTGCTACCCGTGCTAAACAAGTTTGCAATGTGGGCTCAAGACAACCCGAAAGCATTCTTGGCTATCGCTGCCGCCATCGGTGCAGTTGCCGCCGCAATCGTTGTCACCAACATTGCCATGGCACTCAACCCGTTCAGCCTGATCGCTGCAGGTATTGCATTGCTAGTCGTTGCGCTCGTTACTGCATACAACAAGTTTCAATGGTTCCGTGATGGCATTAACGCAATCGTGAACACCGTGATCGGCTTCTTTGCTGGCATGGTCAACGCTGCGATCGGCGCGGTCAACGCAATCATCAGCGCTTACAACTCAATCCCGTTGCTACCAGACATTCCAAAAGCACCAACAGTTCCTGTGCCACAACTTGGCGGTCAAGCACCGTCGGCTGTCGTTGCTAAGAAAATTCCACGTTTAGCTGAGGGCGGGATTGTTAACTCCCCTACTCTTGCCCTGATCGGTGAAGCAGGCCCAGAAGCCGTAGTTCCGTTAGATCGCATGAATACTGGCGGGGGAGTGACCGTCAACGTCACAGGCGGGCTCTCGACTAGCGCCGAAATAGGTCAAGCCGTGGTCAATGCATTGCGCGCCTACTCACGGAGTGCAGGGCCGTTGGCTCTGAACATTGCCTGATGCCTGGCACAGCAGTCGTTGATTCAGGAAACTATGACCTGCAGATCGCCACAGGCTTTATCCAGGACGCGTTCACACTTGACTCAGCAACCAAAGGAATCCTAGATAACATTCAGTACGTGCTAGACGGCACGACCGAGTTTGCAAGCGTTATGGACTCAGTAACCACGATTACAGCAAAACGCGGCAGACGCGACATCGGTGACACCTTTAGCGCTGGCACAATGACATTCACTATCCAAGACGTGGACGGCGTGTTCAACCCATTTGACGAAAACAGCCCGTATTACGACACCGCCGAAGCGAAGCCTGGGCTAGCGCCTATGCGTCAGGTTAAGTTGATCCGATACAGCTCTACGGATGTTCCTGAGTTGCTGTATTCGGGTTATGTCGTCAACTATGACTACAACTTTGCGCTTGGCGGTCTTGACACCGTGACGGTCTATTGCGCTGACCAATTCTATTTGCTGTCACAAACCTATTTGGATGAGTTCAACCCATCAGCCGAAACATCTGGCGCACGTATTGAAACCGTGCTTGATTTGCCAGAAGTTGATTTCCCAGCCTTGGCACGAGACATCTCAACAGGCACCGTGAACCTTGGCCACGAATCCGCGTACACCGTGCCGGCAGGAACCAACGTGTTGCAATACATTGCCCAGATCAACGACACCGCCGAGTTCGGTCGTCTGTTCATGTCGCGTGACGGGGTGCTTACATTCCAAAACCGCATCGGCAACACCATCTCGGCATCGGTAGCCGACTTCCACGATGACGGCACCAACTACAAATACAACGGCGTCGGAATCTCATTTGAAGCGGACGCGGTAGTCAACCGTGTGGTTGTGACAGGGCTTGACGGCACTACCGCTACAGCAACCGACGCAGGTTCCATTGCGCAATATTTCATTCAAACCAACAGCATTACAAACAGCCTTTTGCATGAAGCAGGAGAAATTACGACCGCGGCGTCCTATCTGCTTAACCCGCAACCAGAAGCCCGTTACACGTCAGTAGAAACCGCGTTTCTAATGCTGACCACACCACAAAAGGACGCCCTGGCAACCCTAGAAATTGGCGACACGATCACCGTGGAAAAGACATTCCCGAGCGGTGCCGGCACAAGCCAACTAGCCCAAGAACTCTCGGTTGAAGGCATTGAGCATTATCTCGACTTCAGCACAGGCCACAGGGTTCTGTACTCAACCGCGCCGACCACGATCGTCTATGAGCTGATCTTGAATGACGCCACGTATGGCACACTCGACGCAGAGAATGTTTTAGGATAAGGAGCACTTATGGCAACTAGGCAAAGTTTCACCGCTGGGCAGGTATTGACCGCCGCGCAACAGAACTCGTTAGCGACCGCACAAATTGCGCTAAACGCGCAAACAGGGACAACTTATACAGCTGTGCTTGGCGACGACGGCGATTTGGTGACATGCGATAACGCTGCAGCAATTGCTTTTACTATTCCACCAAACTCAAGCGTTGCGTTTGGGCTTGGCACACAAATAAACGTTATGCAACTAGGTGCTGGGGTTGTCACAATTACGGCAGGCGCTGGAGTCACATTGCGAAGCGCTGGGAGCAAACTGAAAACTAACGGCCAATATGCCGTTGCTACTTGTTGCAAAATTGCTACCGACACGTGGGTGGTAATTGGCAACTTGGTGGCATAAATGCAAATTTTGGCTGGCGTTGGTGCTGTTGTTGAATTTGTCGTTGAATATCTAGTTATTGCTGGCGGTGGTGGCGGTGGTAATGGTGCAACTGGATTATCAGACGAAGCAGGCGGCGGTGGTGCAGGCGGCTATCGAACTTCGGTAATTGGTGCAACAT